CTCGCAGATGCGGTTATCGGTTATATTGGCAGCGGCACCAACATCATAGCCATGGGCCACGAGAGGTTCGTACGCAGCAATAAGTGCTCCATAATTAAAAGGTGAGGAATTAACCAACACCTTGATATGTATTTCTCCTTGGAAGAAAGCATAATTTTCGATCTTTCGTTGAATAGAGGCGGCTTCAAAGAAACTACGCCAAACATCAATACGAACAGACCCAAAAGGAGTGCCCTGCAACCAGGAAATAGAAGAGACCAAAGTTGGGCGAGATAGAAAATCGCACAACTGGCCGATGTCTATTTTATCCATCTTAAAAGTTGGATCAGTCATAGACGGCTGTGTATACAAACTCTCTCCGAGATTATCGGAAAATTGAGTCGTTTGCATTTGATCTCCCATTGGTATAACGTGCTCGGATTGTGGCACGCCAACGTTATCTGGGACATCCATAGTAGTTCCATTCGAGGGGGCGGAACTATTCCCCATAGTATTCGTCATATTAGATGAACATTGTTTAGAGATGGCAGTGGTGTTCAAAACACTACCAAATGCGTTGGATTTGATCATAGCTTTATTATTTAAAGACACCACACATGATCAGTAGGCCCACGAAGTAGCCTGTGTCTCTCATCGATAATTCACTGTCGCGTTCATCCTGCCAACACAGGATTTGCGCCGCACTTAATCGACGAATGTTGTTTCGGTTTGTCTCCACGGGCACAACATTAAAAAGCCCAATTGCGAGCTTAATCGCTTGCTTCATCCTCCTGTACTACCCCACACTTGACAGCGTAGGGGTCTCCGTTAAGAAAAGGCTCTGAAGCCAAACGATAACGCTCGGCCAATTCCAACCAGGTCGGGAGCGGGTTAAAATACTCAGCGTATTCATATAAACCTTGACTCTCCATAATCTGGTGGAATTTCGCTCTCCTATCCTCAAATATGGTTTTTCCATACCAAAAATATTCATCCATTGCTGAACGAACCACGGCAAGCATATGCTGCTCGGCCGTAAATGATTTGGAAGCCACACACGAAGTCAACATTTTACTGATTGAATCGTGTTCAAGAGGACCAACGATAGCCTGGAGATCTTCATCATAACGAAATGATCGTTTAAGAAAAGATGTTTGGCTAACATGAATGAAAGGGAGCGATTCTTGCTGTTTATCTGGCATTGTATATTCAACATCAATCAACTGCAAAGTTTCTTGAATAGTGGTGTGATTGAAAAATGTGATTTCTTCACTCACACTCATGATATTGTCATCGCCATAGGTCAATAATGAAACATTGTCCTGGAAATCACTGATCACACCAAAAGGGTTTAAGTGAAGATAGGCATAACGCATATACAAGGAATTAACAATGGAATTAATGATAACAGTTAGTGGATGCCCACTAGGGTTAGTACCATTAAATCGAACCAGATCCCCGAAGAAATCTGTTGTAGGAAAACAGATATCTTGGGCAATACAATCGATTGCAGTTAATTCAGTATCAGTGTATCCGGCTCTTTCACAAAGAGCACGGAGTATATCGAAAGCAGCTAAAGTAAAAGCAGGGGACATCTTCTTATCAAACTTGGAGTAATCTCCAGCAACGATACGATGCTCACCAAACTTAGTAATAAGGCGGTATTTTAACTCCCACTCTTTACTTTGCGCTTGAACACCAATAGCTGTCTCAAAAGCAGCAGTATTTCTCTGAATCACCCGAATGACTGGGAGAAGAAACTTGCGAACCACAATGGTAAAATCCATGGGAGCAGCACAAAAGATGCGCGTTTTCGCAGCATCTCTTTTCTCCTTAGAAACAGGCTCGTCTTTGAAACTCGCGGCAAACACAGGGTGGAACTGACGTCCCTCCGAGTAAGCCTCTAGAATACCATCAACTCTATCAGCAATCTCTTGCGTCACACGAACTCTTCCAGTCGGTAAACCGGAATCGTCCACAACTGGTATGAGATGCTTGTGCTTAACTTCCCTCCAGGGGAAGCCAGCGGAGGTGCTTCTTTTCATCGCATCGATGTAGGAAACACCCGCCACTCCGTTAACACATGAATCAATATCTAGGGGCTTTATAAGTTCAAACTCGCTTGGTGGAAGACGATGAATTATATCTGCCAAGAAGGCATCTCGACATTTATTCAGTCGTTTGTAATCTACACCTTGACTAGTCTGAATCATATGCTTGAGAGAGTTATGCTTAGGTTCATATCCTCTCATTACTGGAGCATACATTTTATCAACTATAGACAAGGGTCCATCGTCGCGCGTAGCTTCAACGAAATCCTTGCCCAACAAAGTCTTAATAACGTGGCTCTTGGATCCTTCCCGGAAAGGAATCGAACCAAAAACCTCCATACTGCCGTTCTTTGACAAATAACAAAATGGGCTCTTTCTATGAAGACTTTCAAGCGCAATTTCGCCCGTTTTCTCGCATGTCATTAGAGGCACGCTGGGTAAAACTTTGGCTTGTGCTGGAAAAGTTGTTAATAAAGACTCAATTAAGTTTTTATCTATTCTCCGAGACAATATACGCCACCGATCTGCTATTTTGGGATGCTGTATGCACCCAACATGAAGACCGACAACAACACATCGTCCATTGAAAATTGCAATCAGAGGAGATCCGCAATCCCCCTCGCGGGTTTGATCTTTGGATGTACCTCTAAAAGTTGGCAACATTAGATTTTCTCCGTATCGAGTAACCATCATATCACGCGCAGCTACGTTACACACGATTTCGGAGGTGGTTATAGAACCATCCTCCTCGCGCGTTAGACGAAAAGCGTTAAATTCTGGCCTCTCTAAGGAGTCCTCTTTGAACATATATTCCAATAGTGAACGATTGCTTGGTAGATCGACAACTCGAAAAACGGC